ATGTCTAATTTTGCAAAAGGTAAACACGCTAAATTCATATCAGATAGATCTGGTATGGAATTTCCATACAAAGAAATGGTTAAAGAATGGAATGGTTCTAGAGTACACATATCAGAGTTTGAACCAAAACAGCCACAATTAGAACCAAGAGCCCATGGAGCTGATCCTGAAGGTTTACCTATGGCAAAACCTGATAGAACAGAGCCAGCTACAGAGAGATTACTACCAGGAAATCCTTTTAATATTACATCTGGGAGTACAACAATTACAGTGACAGAACCTAGCCACGGAAGATCTACTTCAGACACAGTGGTTTTTAGAAATGTTGATGGATCACCAGGAGGTGTTGCTTTTACAGTGTTTGAAAATTCTTCAGGATTTAGTATAACAGTAACAGGCACAAATAATTATACGTTTGCAATAGGCACGACGCCTACTGTGACTGAAAGAGCAGGAGGAATGTTTGTAACGGCAGGGCCGGTAACATTGACACCATAATGGCAGGATTAAGTTATTCAGGATTAGTGACACAAATTAGAAACTACACAGAAGTAGACTCTAATGTTTTAACAGCAGATCAATTAGAAAACATAATTTTAAACGCACAATATAGAATTATGCGTGATGCTCCTATCGATGCTGATAGAAAGCAACAACAAGGTAATCTGGTTACAGGTCAAGAAACAATAAATGCTCCAGCCGGGTGTTTATTTGTTAGAGCCGTGCAAGTTTATGATTCGACTTCAGCTATAACAGGCAACAATAGATATTTAGAAAAGAAGGATGTTACATATCTACAAGAATATGTGCCATCAACAGAGACAGCAAAAAGAGGACAACCTAAGTATTATGCCATGTTTGGGGCTGCCACAGGCGATTCAGACACGACTTCAGGTCGATTAATGTTTGCCCCTGTGCCTGATACTACGTATAAATTCAGGATTCATTATAACGCTATGCCAGCCACATTAGCGTCTGATAACACAACAAACTATATCAGCTTGAATTTCCCTAACGGTCTATTATACTGCTGTCTGGCAGAGACATATGCTTTTTTAAAAGGTCCACAAGATATGTTGACATTATACGAACAAAAGTATAAACAAGAGCTAGATAAGTTTGGTGTAGAGCAAATCGGCAGAAGAAGAAGAGATGACTACACAGATGGCACTGTTAGAATAACTGTTCCGTCAACAAACCCGTAAAAATTAGGAGTTAAATTATGGCAATAACATCAGCAATCTGTAACAGTTTCAAAACTGAAATTTTAACAGGCACTCACAACTTTTCTGCTTCAGGTGGAAACACATTTAACTTAGCATTGTACACAAGTTCTGCGTCTTTAGGTGCTAGCACAACTGCATACACAACTTCAAACGAAGTTTCTGGTTCTGGCTACACTGCAAAAGGAAATGCGCTTACGAGTGTAGATCCTGCTTTATCTGGATCAACAGCTGTATGTGATTTCGCTGACACAAGTTTTACATCTGCTTCTTTCACAGCAAGAGGATGTTTAATTTTCAACGACTCAGCTTCAGGTGATCCAGCAGTTTGTGCAATCGATTTTGGTTCTGACAAAACTGTAACAAGCGGAACGTTTACAATTCAGTTTCCAACAGCAGACGCATCAAACGCGATCATCAGAATAGCGTAAGGAGGGTTAACGGATGTCCGTTACTCGAACCTTTACAGTAACGGTAGTCTCTACTGGCTCCGGTAATAAATATTTTATTGATGGTGTACAACAGGCTACAATTAATTTAGCTGAAGGTGCAACATATCAATTTGATCAATCAGATTCTTCTAATGGCGGTCACCCATTAAGACTTTCAGCAACAAGTGATGGAACACATGGTGGTGGCTCTGAGTACACAACGGGTGTTACAACAAATGGTACACCTGGACAAGCTGGGGCATACACACAAATTACTGTAGCTTCTTCTGCGCCAACTTTATATTACTATTGCACATTCCACTCTGGTATGGGCGGACAAGCAAACACTCCAACTTCAAATACTTGGAGTATGTTAACTTGGGATCAAAACTCTTGGGGTGCTCAAGACACTGTTACAGTTTCAGTTACAGGACAATCAGCAACTTCTTCCGTAGGAGATGGCACAAACATGGGTGTGCCTCAAACTGGATGGGGTGGAACTAGTTGGAGTAATGGTGAGTGGGGTCAAGTTAACGACAATGGTGTTGAGTTAACTGGTTTTGGACTAACAGCTTCATTAAACGCAGACGGATTATTATCATTTCAATCAAATGGTTGGGGTAGAAATACTTGGAACGCTGGACCTTTTGGTGAAAGCTTTAACCCTGTAGTTAGTTTAACTGGATTTGGTTTAACTTCTTCTATTGGTGACGGAACTAACATGGGTGTTCCTCAAACAGGATGGGGCGGTCAAACATGGAGTACAGGAGAATGGGGAGCAGTAAACGATCAAGGTGTAGAAGTAACAGGTTTATCATTAACAGCAAGTGTTGGTGAATTATCAGAAGTATACAATGAAACTGGTTGGGGACGTGACGGTTGGGGCGAAGAAGCTTATGGTGAATCAAATGATGCTCACGCAGAGTTAACAGGTTTTGGATTAGAAACTGGTTTAGGTAATAGCACTTGGGGTGCAAAAGGTTGGGGTAATAATTCTTGGGGTCTATTTGCATTAGACGATGTTGCAAGTGCAATGGGATTAACAGGAGTTTCTTCAACAGGTTCAGTTGGAACTTTAAGTTTACAAATTGATGCTACATTTAGTTTAACAGGAGTTTCTGCAACTTCTTCTTTAGGAGCTGTTGAAGCAGCTGACGTTGAAGTACCAACAGGTCAGTCTGCAACTTCTTCTGTAGGATCAGTAGTTATAGAAACGGCTTATGATATAACAGGTGTTTCTGCAACTGTTTCACTAGGCTCTACAGACGAAACTTCAAATCCTATAATTATACCAGATGGATTTGGATTAACTTCTAGTGTAGGAAATTTAAGTCCTGCTGATGTAGAAGGCTTGACAGGGCTATCTGCAACGTTTAGTATAGGGTCAGTATCAATTGATACAAGTCTAGACTTAAGTTTAACTGGACAATCAGCAACGTCAAATGTAGCTGCTTTTGGAACTGCTTCAGGCTTTGGAATTCAGGCATATCAAAGTATTGACACAGGTTCAAATACTAGCTATACAGATGTTGCGTAAGCAAATTATTAGGAGATAAATTATGGCTTCAACATATACACCTTTAGGAGTTGAACTTCAGGCAACCGGTGAAAACGCGGGAACGTGGGGAACAAAAACTAATACCAATTTACAAATTATCGAACAAATTTCTGGTGGATTTTCACAACAATCAATAGCAGGTGGTGCACAGACTACAACATTATCAGTATCTGATGGATCAACTGGAGCTGTATTATCTCACAGAATGATTGAGTTCACAGGTACAATTACAGGAAATCAAATTGTTACAATTCCTTTAGATGTACAAACTTTTTACTTTTTAAGAAACTCGACATCAGGTGCATACACAGTACAATTTAAATACGTGTCTGGATCTGGAGATTCATTTACATTTTCTGCAACAGACAAAGGCGATGCCGTAATTTTTGCAGCAGCAGATGATGGAACAAACCCTAATATTGTAACTATCAACACAGGTATTAAATCAGTTGTTGAAGATACATCCCCTCAATTAGGTGGTAACTTAGACACAAACTCACAAAACATTTTAGTTGATGATGCACACTTCATCGGAGACGAAAGTGGAAATGAGCAAATTATTTTTCAAACAACAGCATCAGCAGTAAACCAAATCGATGTAACAAACGCAGCAACAGGTAACGCACCTGATGTAGCAGCAACTGGTGATGACAGTAACGTTGATTTAAATTTAACTCCAAAAGGAACAGGTAGAGTTACATTTAATGGTGGCGGTGCTATTCAGAACTTAACTGAAAAAGCTACAGTATCTGCAACAGCAGCAACTGGAACAATTAACTATGATGTTAAAACTCAAGCAGTTTTATACTACACATCTGCAGCTACAGGTAACTTTACAATTAACCTTAGAGGAGATGGTTCAACTACGTTAAACAGTATTATGGATACAGGTGAGTCTCTTACTGTTGCATTTCTAGCAACAAACACAGGAACTCCATACTATCAATCAGCTTTTCAAATTGATGGATCTAGTGTGACACCAGAGTATCAAGGTGGAGCAGCACCTTCAGCAGGAAACGCTAACTCGGTTGATGTGTATACATATACAGTATTTAAAACTGGAGATGCAGCGTTTACAGCGTTTGCTTCTCAAACGCAGTTCGCATAATAGGAGGAACATAGAAAGATGCCAATAATTGGATCATTCGGAGCAGGTTCAGCAACAGGCTTTGGACAAAGACGAGGTGGAGCAGCACCACAAACTTTTGATTATATGTTTATTGCCGGTGGTGGCGGTGGATATAACGGTGGATCAGGTGCCGGCGCTGGAGGCGGTGGCTTCAGAACTAATCACCCAGGTGGAACTCAAATAGAACTAACAGGTGGAGTAAATTATACTGTAACTGTTGGAGCAGGAGGATCAAAAGACACACCTATCGGAGGAAAAGGCGGAGATAGCGAAATTTACGAAAACGCACCATCAGTTGATTTTGAGTCAACTGGAGGCGGCGGAGGTGGAGGCGGCGGCCCACAAGCGGACGGCGGCTCTGGCGGAGGAAGTTATAGTAGTACTGCAGCAGGTTCAGGAAATACTCCTCCTTTAAGTTCACCTGCAGCACCCGTTCAAGGAAATCCTGGAGGACAAGGTCCTGGCCCGGGTCACACTGGAGGCGGTGGCGGAGGAGCCGGCGCAGCAGGAAATAACAACGGAAACGGCGGTAGCGGTTCTACAGT